GCGATCATTTCACTCATCCGGCCGTGTTAGGCGCCACCGGCCAACCCAGCGCCTGTGACTTTGATCTGTTCATCGGCAGCGATGATGAGTGGGATGCGTTTATTCACAAAGACGATTCCACAGTGGTGACAATACCCAACTCGCCGGCGCCGATCGTTGACACCAATCCTGACACCGCCGAGCTCGAGCTCGAACTGGCTGCACTTTCCAGCCGGGTAAGTTTAGCGGAAGCCAAACTGAACGGCATCAAATCCGCTCTTTCTTAACTCTGCGCCTCTGCGCCTCCGCGTGAGGAATTTCCTATGCGTATAACTTGGAGTGGTGCTTGGGATGCTTCTGACGAAGCCACCGAAATGTCGATCGAGACCAATCCCTCCGGGACTGGTTTTAGCATGACCGCTAAGTACAAGTGGATCTGCCACGGCAAGCACCCCTGCAAGCACTGCGAAGGTTATCACGGCATTGTTAAGACCATGGAAGCCTGGTTGATGGGAGGCATCCTGCCAGGCTTCCATAAGCACTGCCAGTGCAGCCTGGTGCGCGTGGACGAGAAGATCTCATCCGATCAGAGCGACCCGATAACGCCGCAGGAAGTACTTAAAAACACCAATTGGGGTGGCGCTTGGGATGCGCTCGACACCACTTTAGCCAACGACAATGCACAGCCGCCCGAGGACAACTCTTGGGCCTGGGATCGATAAGGGGATTGATTCTATGACACATATTCCTGTACCTACGCTCACCAGCATGACCGCAGCTCATTGGAGAATGCTGGCAGATTATTTGCATTTCACTTCCAAAATCACCGAGCAGCAGATCGCCCGGGTTATCTGGCAGTACCATCACGACCAGGCTATTTCTCGCATGAACCACGCCAGCGAGAATATGCAAATCCATCTCAGGAACAAAGACCACAAGCGCTATTTCCAGGAAATGTTTCGCTTCGGCCAGGCTAAAAATGACTTGCTCGAGGCCGAAAAGTATTTTCAGAAATACGTAGAGCCAGAAGGTAAAACATGACCGCACCTACCATCGGAGCAGATTGTCACATCACCTTGACCCATCCGGCGGTCAATGGTGGCTTGCCATACGGGTTTATTTTGGAGTACACCGACAAGTACGGCGCAGAGAGCACGGTTCAGCGCGAGGTGCAGACGGATGGCACTTCGATCATCCGTTATTTCATGCACATCATGTTAGCCGATGGTCTGATCGAGCCAGGCGGAGGCAAGCACGCCACCAGCCGGGCATCCATGTATGCCATGTTGCAGCAGTACTTGCTGCAAACCAGCCTGGTCACGTTGAACACCGTGGTCGGCACCTTCCCAAACCTGGCAGCCATCGGCCATGCCGCCACCGAAAAGCACTACCAGCAGCTTTCCATCGTGGCCGTGCAGTTCACCAATGCCGGTCTCTACTTCACCCCAGCCGATCCTGTATTGTTCAGCGGTTCGAGCTGGGATGGAGCACAGACCTGGGCCAACAGCTATTGGAGGTAATTATGGTGAAATTGCCTTATAAAAAAGTTCGTATAGTCACAAGGGTAAGCGAGGAAGAGCTTAATTCGTATCTCTTGAAATATGGGGGATATGTTCAGCCACTTGTGAACGAAATTCGCTTATTGCGTAAGGAGAATAAGCAGCTCAAGACCATTATCAGCTCAGGGAGCAAACCATGACCAACGTTCTAGTCTCAGCAGACGTATCCTCCGGGCAGCCTACCAGCGCAGCTCAGTTCAACAATCTCAGAGCGGACGCTCTGCGCTTTGGCGCAGCCGCCGCCGACGCTTCAACCATCAACCTTTTACTCTCCCGCTTCTCAAGCGGACTTACCTTGGTGGCTCTTGGCAGCCAGCGGGTAAGAGTACCGGCCCTGCCATCGGCCGTGGTCTGTATTGTTATCGATGGTTTTCCATGCTACACCACCGCCAATGTAGACCTGCCAAACGGTTCAGCTCCATCCGGGTCCGCCAATACCTATTATGTCTTTGCCGTTCATTCCGGCGGTTCAACTTCCTTCACACTGGACTGTAACACCAGCTCTACCGAATCGACCAACCGGCGCTGTATCGGCCAGTTCTATTGGGATGGATCCAAGATCGTGCTAAACAGCATCCAGACCGCCGACAAAGCCTTTTATGCCACGGTCTTAAATCAAGGCCAGCTCGATACAGCTCAAGGACGTCTGACTTTGACCAGCGGCACGCCGGTCACAGTCACCGATGTTACCGGCGGCACGGTTTATTACACACCTTACAATGGCAATTCAATCGGTCTCTATGTGCCTGGCATGGGTTGGAAAGCCTACAACTTTTCTGAGTTGTCTATCTCGCTGGTCGGCACACCCATCAACAAGAACGTCGATATCTTTGTTTATGACAACGCCGGGGTAATGGCCTTGGATTCTTCCATCTGGTCAACCGATACTTCACGCTCTGTGGCGCTTGCCCTGCAGGACGGCATCAACGTCATGAGCACCAGCCACGACCGGCGCTATGTCGGCACGGTCCGCACCAGCTCATCCAATACCGCCGAGGACAGCAATGCTAAACGCTTTGTCTGGAATGCCTACAACCGTGTGCCCAGGAAGTTATTCGTCACAGATGCTACGGCATCCTGGACCTATACCACCGTCTCTTTTCGCCAGGCCAACGCCAACGTTGCTAACCAGGTTGGAGTGTTGATTGGTTTACCGCAGTCAACCTTGTCGCTAAAGTGTTCCTGCATGGTCGGCAATACCTCATCCGCTCACGTTACAGTCGGCATCGGCGAGGACAATACCACTACCTCACAGGCAGACGTTCACTCTTATAATCCTGTCGCCTCTTTGGCCTCCACCGATACCGCCGATCTGGTCAAGAACCCGGCCCTTGGTTACCATTACTACGCCTGGCTTGAAAGATCCAGCGCCAGCGGCACCACTACCTGGTACACGCAGAACTCTGATACCTGGCCGCTCGGCTCAGGCCTGCTCGGCACCATCGACGCTTAAATATAAAAGACCTGGCAGAAGAGCCAGGTCTTTTTGAATTAGAAATGTAATTGTTTTAGGGGACTTGGGTTTAGACTTTGGTAAATTGACCAAAGCTCAGAAGTTGCACGCCGAATCTTGAATTCAATGTGGTTTGCTTTTTCTTTCAGCTCAGCGTGTGTTTTGTAACGCTCAATAGACAATTTGGCATCGTAAATTTTTTTCTGATCATTCCCAACATATCGCCGTTCTCGTTTACCGTCTGACGTTGGAAAAATAAGATATAAATACTCGTTATCCCTCATGTAGATTGTTGCGTTCGCCATCGGAAGCTTTTCGAGCTGTTCAATCTCGTTAAGTAGATTCGAGTATTCGTCGTTGAGCTTGAGGATAACGGCCGGAAGTCTACCGGCAATCTCAGACAATTTCGTGATCGTTTCGGGTGTGTTCATAGGTCCTCTAGTGTTGGATCAGATGAGCATATTCGCCGGTGATGTAGCTCCGATAATCAGGCTCTTTATTCCTGGCCGGTGGTGGATTCTGATTTGAGATTTGATAGATCATCAGAGCAATCGAGTTTCCCGATCGTTTGCGGTCCTCGATGAAGGCCTTCAGGTAATCGGGTGTGATCCATGGCAGCTTTGCAAGTTGGCTTGCTTTCGGTTCAAAGACACCATCAGCCCGGAGCAGCTTGCGATTTTCAGTAAAATCACGGTTTATTTTGGTGTCAGAAGCTTCAATCGAGTCGGAGAATTTCCGACTCCTGTTGTTAATGTCCTCAGTAGTTAATGACTCTCTTCTAGATTCAACATTAACAACAACAGAGGCCCGGGAGTCGGAGAAATTCCGACTCCCGCTATCTAAAGTTTGCATAAGTGGCAGTTGCTGCGCGTAGCTGGTGAGCTGCCAGGAATACCGGTTGATCTGCATAACCAGGTTGCTTTCCGCCAGGTAGGCCAATGCCTGGGTAATGGTCTTATCGGTGTAACCAGACCAGCACTCAAGGAATTCTTGACCAACCGGCTTTTTTTCGAATGTCATAATGACCAGAATTGACAGGGCAGCACCTTTACAGGATTTTATAAGCTGTAGTGGATTTTCCAGCATCGTATGACCCCAATATTTGAACAGATTCAGATTCGGTTAGCTGAAGTGTTGATACGACATCGAAGAGAAGTAGCCCCGCGTTTAATTCGAGTTCGTTTAAAGGCTTTTCGGCTGTTAGTATTTTGCGGAGTTCAGTCAACCGACCAACAATTAGATCACGGTCATATATGGGTATTACTGTCACAAAACCCGCCTGGTGAGACATTGCGTGACTCCTATAGTTTATTCCTGTTTGGCCGGAGAGATCATTCAGCAGAGGTATTAAATCCCTCCGGCCCAGTGATGTTACGGTATATGGATCGTAACTCGCGCCCTATAAGCAGCCTGTTTGTGAGCCGGGCAGCAGTATCTAGCCCGGTCACTGGCCGTGGGGAAGGCTTCACCACATAGGGCACAGATCCGAGTGAACTTCATTCGGCCCGGCTGTTGAGTGGATCGAGACCGGGCTTGTGTCCGTTTTTTGAGATAGGTTCAACCTCGGAGTTGTAGCGAGCTAGGGCAGGTTGTGGGGCAGGGATGTGGATGGATGTTTGAGCCGGTGTATTTCCACTGGATAGCCGCAGCTTGTTTTGATAGTCAGACCGCATGCGAATCATCCAGTCATCAGCGATCTGTGGGGCAAGCTCATCGGACAGGGAAGCCGCGTTTTTGCTGATCGAGTTAATCGCGGCATCTTCGATTCGGTCGATGGCCTCTTCTTCGGCCATGCGTTTACGGGTGGCCGGATCGGTGATGTGAAAAGCCACAGTCGCCCCGATGTTGAGTGCAATTACTACACTCAGGCCAATGATGGCCGTCCAGGTCTGATCCGCAGATAAACCGGCCGTCAGGCCATTTGTGCCAGATCGATAGATCGTGTCGGCCGTGAACATGGTCACGGCGCCTACGAAATCGACCAGGATCATCAGCAGACTGATTGCCCGCTGCCATGATCCTTTGGCGCCATGCAGATAAGAGAGCAGCCAGGCCACGATTCCCCCGTCCAACGCAGCCAACCCAAACAGCGCCAACAACTGCGATCCGACTGGAAGAGTGAGAGAAATAAAATCGAGCGAGCGAACCGCCGAGTAAACCAGCAAGGCCAGACCCAGCAAGGTGGCCAGTAGAGAACCAATACGAGATTTCATGTGTGTGTGACTCCTTGAGAGATTAAAAATAGGGTGTGATTGATTGGTGACTGATTAAGTAATATTTTCGATAGAGCACCACCTTTCTTTTTTCGATATTTGACCTGTATAATAATTTTGGGTGTGGTATTACCGGCCGTCAGATGAGTGACTCCGCTGGCGACCGGTACCGTTTATCGCTCAACCATCTGGGGAGATTTGTTAAGCGTTTGTACGGCTGGGATTTCTTGTATGCCTGGCCGATATTTGTTTTAATAGGGGGTCAGGCCGAAACAAAGGAGGAATAAAACATGGATGAAATCGGCGCGTTTCTTGTCTCAAAGCCGTTGAGCGATGGAACAAAAGACCGTTATAGACGGTCCATCGAGTTAATAAATTTAGATCTCAATATCCAAAATCTAAATGCCGAACAGTTTGGAGAATGGCTTGATCAGCGAGGTTGGGCATCTAACACCAGGTGGGTTAATTACTGTGCGATTCGATCTTTCATAAAGTGGAAATTTGGAGAGAATCACCCGGCACTTAAACTTAAGATCAAACGCAAAGACAGCGGCGAGCAACGTACCCTCGACCTTGCCCAGGTAAAAAGCCTTCTGGCGTCTTTCGATATGTCGACTTTCTTTGGAATTCGCAATCTCGCAATGGCGATGCTATTTCTCGATACAGGTCTTCGTGTCAGTGAGATTGCCCATATTCAACTGACCAATATTGATTTGCACAAACTTAAGTTAAAAGTTATTGTAAAAGGCGGAGATATGGCCAGTGCTCTTTTTACCAATTACACAGCGCACTACATAACGCAGTGGTTGGAAATCCGGAAGAAATTTGCTGCACCGGGTGTGACTAATTTGTTTGTTGGAATTGGTGGATCTACGCCAGGCAGAGCAATGACGAGGGACGGATTGAAGGTAGTTGTGCGAAATTGGGCGAAGGTTGTACCTGATATTGCCAAACTCAGCCCGCACGATCTACGCCGCACCTTCGCCTGTCTCAGCACAGAAGCCGGTTCACCCGAGAAGTTGACTATGCTCGGCGGACGCTGGAACAACACCGATATGGTCAGCCGATATACCCGACATCTACGCCAGAACTCATTTCGAAAATATTTACCAATCACTTCCATCATGGAAGATAAATTTGTGCCCTTAGATGAAGATTAGATTAAAAACTGAATTTAACCCACAACAATGGGTTCAGGGTTCAAGTCCCTGGTGGGTCACAAGCTATTTAGTTTTTAAAGTGCTGACTCACTTAAAACTAGATGGTGCAAAGTGCAGATCGGCCCGGGGTTGCAGCCCTGGGTTATCTGTTTAAAAAGTGAATAATAATTGCAATTATGATAAATATTCCGGCGACGGTCCAACCGTTGCCGGAATGCGATTCAGCCGATTGTTTCCAAGAGCGACGAGAGAAGGGGTTCATTCGTTCCTAATCGTTTTTGACCAGGCTTGATACTTCCGCCCGGATGATCAGGCGACGGCTATTGATTCGGCCGTGGTGATAGTTGTTATCGATCACCTCTGTGAGAGCGCCGCGGTTAATGGCCGAGATAATTCCCTGCGGGGAGAGGCCGATTAACTCAGCCGCTTCTGTGATGGTGATTAATTCACCAGGTAGAAAATCCCGATCTTTGTAAACTATTTCACGTACTTGAAAGGCCATGTTTTTGCTCCGTTCGTTTCAGATACGAATAGATTAGCGTGTGTAAGCTTAGATGTCAAGGGGTTAGGTGTGTTTTACTGAGAAATTCTAATGTTGGACTTGCCGGAAGAAAGTACAACAGCCATAAACCGGAAAAGAAAACAGCCATAAACCGGAAAAAGCAACAGCCATAAGAAACATTAAGTCAGTTGTGATCGGTTGGGTTGTGGCAGGTTAGGTGCTGTCTTCGATGGCACGAGATCTGTAAAATCGGCAAACCGTATACGGTAAGGTGTCATCGATGGCAAGGCCGCTCCACTTCGCCCCCTGGTGATTAGTTTAGCACACACCCTCGGTCGGCAAGGGCAAGCGTTGTGTCTGGGGGCCTGCCCCCTTAGTATTTGGTAGGTGATGGCGCTCCATCGCTGGACGGCAGTAAGTGGTTAATCAAGTATTTTTTAGGCCCGCCGTCCAGCAATTCCGCTTTGTGTAAGCACCAGGGGGCACCCCAGCCACCCATTGCCTACCGTGGGGCCTGTGTGCTACCTTACACCTTGGGGGGCTACGTTCCGCTTTTTGATTTTATGGCGATAAAAGCAAGAGGGGTGGTTGGTGGTTGGGTGGTTGGGTGGTGGGGTTTTTTTCCACGAACACGGAGGGCCATTGTCGGCTTGCAGGTCTTCGGTTGCCGGCGTTCCAGTCGTCTGGTTGGTGCTGGTGGGGCAGCTCCTGCCGGCGTCCGCTGTCGCCAGTGGTGTCTGCTGGTCCTTCTGGCCAGCTGTGGGCTGTCGCCAGTCGGCGGGTGCGCGTAGCTTCTCTCATCTGGTTTTCATATTCCTCTCATTATTTAGCAGTAAGCTTATATAAGCTTCAGTTATTCATTCAGTCAAGGCGGTGTCTCATGTTCGGTCTTCGTTCACTCTCTTTCTCAGCTTTTCGGGCAGGCTCGTTGTTTGGCCTGCGGGTTCGTCCGTCCAGTCACAGCGCCAGCGGTTGTGTCCTGGTGGCTGCGTTTGCCAGCCAGGCTGCTGCTTCCCGGTTCGCTCGGCGCTGGGCCGGTCGGCTGGGTATGCCGGTGGTGGTGCGCCTGGTGCCAGGCGGCTGGTCGGTCTCGGTGCCGGTGGTGCCTGCTCTGGCTGCGGCTGCGTTCTGCCGGTCCCTGCGCCAGGTCTCAGCGTTTGCTGCGGTGGCTTAGCCGTGGTCATCCATTTTGGCGGCTCTCGCTCTTTGTCCAGCTCGCTGCTCCTGCGCCAGGTTGTTTCCGCCAGCCTGGCTGCCGGCCACAGCGTGCATGTCGGTTGCGCTCGTGGCGCAGATCAGCAGGTTATTGCCCAGGTGTGTGCGGCTCGCCAGCTGGGCCGGCTGTCTGTGTTTGCGGTGGGTGGCCAGTCGGGCGCCGGCTTTTGGTCGGGCTCGGCCTTCGGCTTGGTCTCCTCCGCTGCTGCTGCTGGTGCGTCGGTGTCCTGGTGGGCGGGTGGTCCTGGGTCAGTGCCTCTTGCGGCTCGGCTCATCCGGCGCAGTGTGGCAGCTCTGGCCGGGTGCCAGTGCTCGGTGTTTTTCCTGGCGCAGCCGGCCAGCCCGGGCAGCCTGGCGGTGGCAGCTCAGGCGGTCCAGCGGGGTTTGCCGGTGTTTGCGTTTTGCTCGTCGGTCCCGGCTCCATTGCGCGGCCAGTGTGGCAGCTGGGTCGCCAGCTCGTTTCTTGGCTTTGGCTGCTGGTTGTGGGCCTGCCAGCCGGCGCTTTTTTAGGCATCATTTCACACCCATTTTTTATTCGCATAGTCACTATAGGAGTCACATCATGTTTACACTTTCGCAGTCTCTCACAGTAGATCAGGCAGCTCTTCAGCTGCGGGCCGAGTCTTTCCGGGTGTCATTCCCTCAGGTCGTCGCTGCTTCCGGCGAGCTGCGCCTGGCTTCCGCCGTCAATCTGGCCGCTGCTGGTAAGGTGCGCAGCTCCGGCGCTGCTGGCGTGTACATAGTGCAGTCGGAGAGCAATCCGGCCGGGTTGTACACAGTCGATACCAATAGCCACAGCTGCACGTGCCCGGACCATGGCCACCATAGTGGCGCCGGTGTGGTTTGCAAGCATCGCTTAGCAGTGGCGCTGGCTTCAGGTTGGGCAGAGGCTGAGCAGGTCCAAGCAGCTGCGCCGGTACCGGTCTTGAACCAGCGTCAGCTCGAGACGCGCCTGGCTTGCCTATTACATGATTTTTCAAATCTCTATGACCGGATATTGTTCGGGGTCGAGCCCAAGTCCGAGGCCAACAAAGCCAGGATTTTAGCCCTGCACCGTGAGATCATCACCGTCGATGAGCAGATCGCCACGCTCGAAGCACAGTCATAACCACACCCAGCCCTGGGGTAAGCTGCTGGCCAGTCACCAGCAGCCCCCAGGGATCAGATCCACCCACACCCGAAAGGAAGAGTCACAATGTCAGCGTACATCCATTTTTACCCAGGTGATTTTGTTATGGCCGAGGTAATCACTCGCGGTTTTATCACTCACATTTTTAGCAGCCCGGCGAAGTACACGGCCTGGATTCATGATCAGCGGCCTACTCCGCAGATGGTGCCCAGGACACAGGCACACGGCCGGCCGTTCTCCGCAGTCGATCATCGGGGCGAGATCATCCTGGACCCGGAAGAGATTCAAGCAGAGCAAGCGCGCCAGGCTGAGTTTATTGCTGGTATCGATCTGCCGGCGCAGCCCCAAAGCCGGGCAGCCAGACAGCAGCAGCTCATCAACGAACTGTTCGAGAAAGAATTCTAGCCATGAGATCAAACCAGACTATTTTGATTGATCGTAGTATCCAGAAAATCAAAAACCGGTATGATCCCAAGCGTGATGATACAGCCGTTTCGTGGGTTGATATAGAGCTGCTCGAATGCATTAAGTGCCTGGTGATCAAAGTCGAAGATCTCCAAGACCAAATCAATACCCTACAGGATAAGGTGTCAAAATGAAAATCTCTCAGATGTTCCCAAATCGTTACGCCACCGGCGAAGACCTGGCCGGGAAACCGGTCACGCTCACCATCGCCAGAATCGCCACCGAGAAACTAACCCCCAAAGCCGGCCAGCCGCCAGTTGACAAATACGTCTTGTTTTTCACCGGCGCGGTCAAAGGTGTGATCTTGAGCCGAACTTTAGCCCACCAGATTGCCAGCGCCCTGGGCAGCGACGACACGGACGCATGGATCGGGCAGCGCATCCAGTTGCACCCCGAACCGATGATGGTAGCCGGTACCCCACGCATCGCCATCCGAGCCAGGAAAGCACCCAACGGCGAGACCACTCCGCCAGAGTCCATGCAGGACCCGGACGAGGATTGATCCAATAGTGACCACCGGCGGCCCAGCTCCGGAGCCGGTGGTCACCAAATCGGCAGAATGGTGTCACACGAGCGCGAACCAGGTGGACCAAGTGACACCAAAGACCAACCCAACAGCCATAAAAAAGACAACAGCCATAAAGGGAAACAGCCATAAAAAGAAAAAGACAACAGCCATAATCCCCCACAGGTACTATGGACACAGTTTTTTAACCCCCACCTGTGCTATGTCATCATTGACAGATGCACGTTTGTTCTATAAACTATCTTTATATTCGTTTTTCTTTCGTTTTCGGGTGGGGTATGGCAGACAAAAAACGCGGTGGACAACCCAATAATCTGAATGCACTCAAGCATGGTTTCTATTCGACCCAATTCAAAACCGGCGAGATCAACGACCTCGAAGCCGCCGCCGAAGTGGGCCTGGAATCCGAAATCTCCATGCTGCGGGTGGTTTGCCGCCGTGTCTTTGAGCACGCCAGCCTCAACGAACCCGAGGACGTAGAAACATGGTCTCAGCTTTTATCCAGCCTTGGCATGGCAGCCACCCGAATTTCAAATCTCTTGCGCCAGCAAAAGCTAATGGGCTCTTCTGGTGGCGATGTGGCCGAGGCACTATCCCAGGCATTAAGACAGGTGACAAATGATCTTAAACTCAGCTAGCCCCAGGCAGCGCCGGCGCGCTCTTCGCCAGGCATTGGAAATTCTAGGTTTGCTCCCAGGACAGGAGGACGATGGACGATCCACAGTTCCAACTGATTGCAGAACAGCTCGGCCGCTTGAAAGACAATTTAGAGTCACGCTTTCAGCAGATCGAAGCCAACGCATTGCACGAAAAGGAACTGGCAAACGAAAAGTTTCTGGCAGTGACGACGGCCGCCGAGATTAACTCCAAGGCCCTGGCCGACCACGAAACCCGCTTGCGCGCCGTGACCGATGCAGTGACAAGCCTGAGGACCTCAACCAGCCTGGCGCAAGCAGCGCAAGCCGCTCTAAGTCTGATTCTGGCAGCCCTGGCCGCCTGGCTTGGATCAAGATGGTAGTGGTGACAGAATTCTCTGGCCAGAAATTAATCAGTCGCTATGTCGCCAAAAAGGTCTTTATCCTCTTTATCCCCCCGCAGACTTCCTGCCGAAGGATCCCTGTTAAATTCCTTTTTCGTGTCTTTCGTGTATTTCGTGGTTAAAGCTTTCCTATGCCCAACGACCTGACCTCCATCATGGTAAGACTCCTCAAAGACCCCTGCCTGTTTGCAGCCGAGGCCAGCGGGATCAAGCTGCGCCGCTATCAGATCTGTGTCGCTCAGGCTATTTTTTGCTCAGTGGTCAATCACTATGGCGATTCGATTGTCGTCATGTTTCCTCGTCAGTCAGGTAAAAACGAGCTGCAAGCTCAAGTTGAGTGTTACTTGCTGTCAATCCTCTCGATCCATAACGCCGAGATGGTCAAGATCAGCCCAACTTTCAAGCCGCAGACGCTAAACGCCATGCGCCGGCTCGAAAGAACCTTGGAGAAGAACAAGGTAGTGAAAGGAATATGGAAAAAAGAAAGTGGTTATATCTACCGTATCGACACCGCACGTATGTTCTTCCTTTCCGGTGGACCAGATGCCAACATCGTTGGAGCAACCGCCAGCCACTTGCTCGAAGTGGACGAGGCCCAGGACGTCCAAATCTCCAAGTACGACAAGGACGTTGTGCCCATGGCTGCCAGCCGGAATGCTACGAAGGTGTTTTGGGGCACCGCCTGGACGAGCAATACTTTACTGGCCAGAGAATTAAGAGCAGCCAAAGAAGCACAGCAGCAGGACGGGCGCCAGCGTGTTTTCGTGTTGACCGCCGATGATGTAGCCGCCGAAGTTCCTGAGTACGGTCTGTTCGTGAAAGAGCAAATCGCCAAGCTGGGCCGTAACAATCCCATGGTCCGTACCCAATATTTCAGCGAGGAAATCGACGCTGAAGGCGGTATGTTCCCGCCGGCACGCCAGGCGCTCATCAAAGGCGAGCATCCGCGCCAGGTCGAACCGACTCCCAACCGCATCTATGCGCTGCTGCTGGACGTCGCCGGCGAGGACGAGAACGCCGGAGGCGATCCGGAAGAACTGGTCAACCCGGGCAGGGACAGTACAGCTCTAACCGTAGTCGAAGTTGACCTTTCAACCATGGCCGATCCGGTTATCCGCAAGCCGACTTATAAGGTCGTGGACCGCAAGACCTGGATAGGTGTGAAGCACACCGCCATTTATGGGCAGCTCAGAGCCTTGATTGACCTGTGGCACGCCAGGTATGTAGTGATCGATGGTACTGGAATTGGATCGGGTATCGCGTCTTTTCTGGCAGCCGCCGCACCGGGGAGAGTATTGCCTTTCCTGTTCAATTCCAGTACCAAGTCAAAGCTCGGATGGGATTTCCTGGCAGCCGTAGAAACGGGGAGATTTAAGAATTTCAAGGGCGAGGACCCGGAAGGTTTTTTCAGCCAGCTCAGCGCCTGTGTTATGACCGTCCAAATCGGCCCAGACCGCAAGATCAAGTGGGGCACGCCGGAAGGCGCGCGTGATCCAGCCACCGGCGATTACTTGCACGATGACCTGGTACTCTCAGCCGCCCTGGTTGGAGTGCTGGACGAGCAGGAATGGCCCTTCGGCGGCCCGGCCCTGGTAGTAAGACCGGTGGATCCACTGGTCGAAATGGATCAAGGATTTTAGCCATGGTGAAAATTATTTACCCAACATATCCGGCGGTTTGTAAACAATGCGGTTGGAAAGGAAAACGTACAAGGGCGAATATGATAAAACCTTGTCCTTGTTGTAAAAAGCGCACCGTACGCCCGGCCCTAATGGAGAAATCTTAATGCTCTTATCCCTTTTATCCTTTTCATCCCTGTTAAATTCCTTTTCGTGTGTTTCGTGCCGTAGGTTCGTGGTTAGGAGGTTTTCTTGACTATCAAAGACCAACTCATTAAGAGACTATTTGGCTCAGCCATCCAGAGCCAAGTAAGAGCCCAACTTTCAGTGGCCGAGAGCGACAACACCTTTTTTATCGGCGGTCACTCCATGAACACCAACACGGACCGGGATCGCTTCGACTATGACCGCGAAGAAGTGCTCCGGTTATCTCTGGAAGCCTGGAGAGTAAACCCGCTCGCCAGGCGCATTGTAGGCCTGATCAGTCAGTACGTGGTGGGTGGCGGAATCGTGATCAATTGCAAGCACGAGCCTACCGCCAATTTCCTGAACCGCTTTTGGAACCACCGCCTGAATCACATGCAGACCCGGGCAGTCGAATGGTGCGACGAGCTCTCGAGAACCGGAAATCTTTTTATTCTGGTATCCACAGATCTAAGTGGGATGTCCTACGTCAGAGCAATTCCGGCCGCACAGATCGACAAGATCGAGGCCACCGAGAACGACATCGAGCAGGAGATTAGCTTCACGCCCAAGATGGACCTGTCAAACATGGATCCGCAGCCCTGGGCAGCTTACAACGAACAGCAGGACAACCAGGCGCCGGATTTTAAAACGGTCATGCTGCACTACAGCATCAACAAGCCGGTCGGCGCTCAGTGGGGAGAGCCGGATCTTGCTCCGATTCTGCGCTGGTTAAGTCGTTATGCAGCCTGGCTGGAAGATCGAGCCAGACTGAATAGATTCAGGAATGCTTTTCTCTATGTCGTTAAAGGCCAGTGGTCCAGCGAAGCGGAACGCTTGCAGCGCCAATCGGCACTCAACGCCAACCCGCCCCAGCCCGGTTCGATCATGGTCACTGATTCGAGCGAGGAATGGTCCGTGATCAATCCAGAGCTGGCCGCCGCCGACGCCAATAATGACGGTCTGGCCTTGAAGAAGATGATTGCTGCCGGGGTCGGTTTGCCCTTGCATTTCCTCGCAGAACCCGAGAGCAGCACCCGCACCACCGCCGATGCAGCCGGTGGCCCTACTTTCCGCTTTTTCCAGCAGCGCCAGGAATTCTTTACCTGGTTATTGTCGGATGTTTTGCAGGTCGTTTTAAACCGCCGATCCTTGATTGACAAGAAGGTCTCCAAGACGGTCGACATCGACATCAACGGCGCAGACATCAGCGAGCGCAACAACGCCGCGCTTGCCACTGCCACCGACAGCATTTACAACAGCTTCAACAATCTGCATGACCTGGGTCTCATCACCGACAATGAGCTGCTTCGCATGATCTACCAGTTCAGCGGCGAGACCATCGACATCGAGGAAGTACTCAAAGAGGCCAAAGAAACCCCACCGACCAAACATCAACCCAAAGTGGTGCCAGCGGCCGCTAACCCTGGGGAGAAATCTGACACCAAAATCCCCGGCGCTAAGGTCAAGATTGACCCGCAGACCGGCGAAACCAGAATACCGGAGGATAAATAAATAAATTCTTTTTTCCCATTCGTGTATTTCGTGCCGAAGGCTTCCTGCCTGAGGTTCGTGGTTAAAGTTTTTTTCCTAAGGAGGAAATCATGCCAGAAGAAAATCAGGAAAACCAGCTCAATCTAACCCTTGCCAGCGCACAGGTCACCAGCTCCGGCGAGTTTGAGATCATCGCCATCACAGCCGGTGAAGGCAACGGCTGGGAATTCAGCGAGGATGCTTTGCAGAAGTCCCTCGAGCTGTGGGACGGACGCCAGGTATTTGTGGACCACAGCTATTGGGGAGCTCATTCTGTCCGGGATCTGGCCGGTGTGTTATACGAGCCGGTTTGGGAGCCTGCTTCGCGTGGAGTGAAGCTCAAGCTCAAAGCAGTCGGCCCATCAGGAGCGCTTCTGGCAGAAATAGGCAAGCAAATTCTCGCAAATCCGGCAGTTTCCCCCAACGTAGGCTTTTCAGCGGACATCTTTTTCACCGCTAAAGACAAGAAAGTCGTCCAGATTACCAAGGTCCAATCCGTTGACCTGGTGATCAATCCAGCCAGAGGAGGCGCTTTTATTCGGGCGCTGAATTCTGCGCTTCCAAATTATTTCGCTCAGGAGGTAAATTCAGTGACCGAGACAGTAGTAAATCAATCTTCGGTGCAAACCGAAGCCGAAGCCACTTCCAAGCTGGCTGCGGAGCAGGCCCGTATCCGGGCGAGCATGGCCGAAGAGGCCAAAGCCGCCCATGAGCTGCGCGTGCAAATGTGCCAGCAGTTCGTCGAAAGCTCCCTGGCAGCCGCCAACCTGCCAAAGACCGCTCAAGACCAGATCCGCCGCCAGTTCGCCAACGTGGTCTTTGAGCCGGCCGAGTTATCGGAAGCCATCACCAGCATGAAGGCAGTTATCGCCGAAGCCACCGCCGGTTCGATCATTCAAGGCCCTGGCCGCATCTCTGGCATGTTCTCAAGCCATGACCAGGTGCAGGCTGCCACCGATGATCTATTGGGCGCTCCGCGTGACAAGGGCATGGACGGTTTGAAGGTTCACGCCCTGTCAGGTATCCGGGAGCTGTACATGCTCACCACCGGCGACTACGATCTGCACGGCGGTTATTATCCCAGCCAGGCCCAGCTTGCCAATACCGCCGACTTTCCGGGCATGGTCAAAAATGCCCTGAACAAGATCGTTATCAATACCTGGGATCAGTTAGGCAAAGCCGGTTATACCTGGTGGGACGCCATCACTGCCAAGCAGCACTTTAATCGCTTGCAGCAAATCACCGGTATCCTGGTCGGCACGGTTGGCTCTTTGCCAACCATCGCAG